CCGGATTCTCCGTGATCCAGTCTTCTACAGCCTGATCATAGCGATTCAGGAACTGGCGCTTTGCTTCCAGATACTCTTGCTCGATGATGATCAACCGACCTTCGAGTTCCTGAATGCGGTCACTTGGATAGGCATAGCCACCCAGGAAGGGACGACCATGATCCATGACAGCGCGATTGGCCCGAGTTTTGAGCTTTGAGAACACTTTCAGGTGCTCTTTGTTGCACAAACGCTTGGAACCGAGACTGGCAAGGCTTTCGGGGGGAAGATCTTCAACGGAAATCCGCTTCAGATCAGATGCTTGTAGCTTCGCTTGGCCGCTCCAGATATCAATATCCAGGTTTACCAATACCAGCTTATCGAGGTTTTTAATCTCAGTTTTCATTGCGTGCTCCTCAAAGAGGAGGCACCAATCCCCATCGGGGGAATGGCACCCCCAATGGGTTAGATTTTGAAGTGCTGTTCTTGCCAAAAAAGGCCAGGCCAGCTGCCTGATCGCTCCTCTTGGGAGTGAATCCGTTTGGGTTTGTGACCACAAACCGAAAAGGACTCGGTATTAGAATGCTTAAATCTCGAACCGCATAGTGTAAAGAGGCGGCGGTTTTTTTGCCTGAATCGGGAAAATACTCAGCGGGGGAATTCCCCCGCTTCGTATTACCAGAACAGACTTTGCTCGTGGTCTTCCCTGATTTCCTCAACCTCTTCGAAGGCTGATTCATCACGGCTCCATGCGGGCAACGTGTTGTCCGTTACGGTTATCCGGTAAACCTCAGTGCCCTTCTCCTTGTAGGATTCAAGCTTCGAGATATCTGCATCCGGATGGTTGTCCTGCAGAAATGCCTGGAAATTGACCCTCCCTTCGCGGACGTGACGATTGACGCGAACGCCGTTGTACTCCGCTGTGTGAAAGTCACCCAAAAGATCTTTCAAAGTGTCCTCAGCGTCTTTCCGCTTGGCTTTGGCTACTTCAATCTTCTTCTGGTATTCCTTGATATCTGCGTCGTAGAACTTCACCGTTTCAGACGCTTCCACCCACTTTTCGGCGTCTTCGCCGGTAGGGATGAGAATGTCACGCTCTGGATCTTTCTCTGGTGGCTTGCGCTTTTCAACGCGATCGAAGAACTCCCTCGCTTTCTTGACCAGCTGCTCGATGTAAATCTCATCACGGCCAATCTGAAAGATCTGGAGATCTCGTTCCTCGTGGTAGAACACCAAGAACCCCTCAGAAGCACCGGATACGTACATCTGATGCTGAACCTGATGCCAATACAGCTTGTAAGCTGCGGAATCGGTTCCGTTCGCGAGAATATCCTCGAACGTCTTGGTTGCGGGACACTTCAGTTCCACCGGCCTCCCCTGACTGATCACCCCGTCAAAAGAAGCACGCAAAATCGGCTCTTCATCTGATTCTGCGCATATTGGCAATGCCACTTCGCCAGGATGGCGATCCTCGAATGCTCGCCGTGCCACGTCCTCATGCTCAATGCCATATTGGACAAATGGGTTTTTCGACAAGTCATCTGGCTCCGCCAGCCCGACTTTTTCCGCCCATAGACGCCAGGGCGTCATGTAGGGTGAGTCATTCATGATGATTGCGGCTTCAGAGGCAGTAACGCCCTTCTTCCGCCATAACAACCACGCATCCGTTCTCTGATCGAACGAGACTTGTTTCATGGGAACCTCCCGGAATGGAGACTCGACCAATCCCGGCTGGGACTGACCGAACCTTGGTTTGGAGGAACTGCGCCCCCAAGGGGATGCGAGCCCCTCAGGGATATGGAGAGATGAGAGCCGCCCGAAAGCGGACTCTCTTGTTGGGCTTAGCCCATGTCGAGTGATCCCTGAGCGCCGTCATCAGCAGACGAATCTGCCTCAGTCTGAGCGTCAGGATATTCACCAACTGGCGGCTCTTCAGGGGTATCAGTTTTCGCTGATTTGCCCTTATTGGCTGCCTTCGCCGGTTTCTGCTCTTCCTTATGCATGTCTGCTTGATTCAGAGCTTCAAACTCGGCGTCTGAAATCCGTTGCTTGGCGTCTTGGAGCCTTGCCGGATTACCCTGGAAACGCTCTTCCAGAAGTTGGTTGATGGAGGGCCAGCAACCTTCAGCTTGACCACGCTTGATGAGGGTATCGATGAAACGCTCGTACTTTTCATCGTCCATCTCAACAATAGGCCGTTGTGATTTCATCTGGACAACCTGCCCGGAGTTGTTATCGATCGTGTTTCCGATAATGTTCTCCGCCTCGTCTTGATCGTAGATCCCGACGAAGCCAAAACCGATCCGCGCACCCTGAATCAGGGCTTTATGACGCAAGAACCGCTTAGGGTGGGTCTGCCAAGGACCAGGATAATTCCCCGGAGCCTTGTAGCACTCGTCCAGATATTCACGAACTACGATGGGGCGAGTTCGATCTTTGCGGTACAGGACCGCTTCAATCCACTCTGGCGCTTTACTGTGTGCGCCCTGCATTTGAACCATGTTGTCGCTAAACCGGAAATCAACACCATCAAACTGCGAGTGTTGATTGATAATCCGGCTCCAACCATCAACCCCAACAACGGGCACAATGCCGTTGTTTCTGTCAGGAAATGCGTAGATTTCCTTCGTGAAGGGGTTCAGGCCGTACTGGTCGGCAACGACCATAAGCGCCATCATTTGTTCATTCGTGGGCGCAGAGCCATCGCGCTGCTTAAATGCCGTGCTTTTGAGAGTGACCATGAACTTTTCAGCGTCAACGCCGAATTTTCCAGCCATCTTAGCGATAAGGGACTTTCCCTTCTCTTGCGTAGCAACGGTGTTGGCAGTTTGTTCTGCAACTTGTGTCATTGTTCCTCCTAAGGAATGTTGGTTCCCGAAGAGGCTCAATCCCCCGCAGGGGTTTGAGACCCCTGTCGGGTTGATTTGGTGGGGTTCACTTTGAGGCTACCACCAGGTCCGAAAATGCAAGTTCGCACTCTCGAACCCAACCATTAACGGCTTTGTGGTAGCAGTTCAGATCAGGACCAGAGATCGCCAAACACATCCTTGCAGATGCGGGTGACAGCCTCTCGCTCCTCTTTATCAGCTCTGCGAAGCAGCGCGATATCCAGGGCGTAACCTGATGCGTTCTTTGCGCCCTTAAAATCCATGGTCAGCATCGCCCAGCGACGGAGAACCCGTGTGGACATTGTGATACCGATCTGTGTCTCAGGATTCTCACCCTTAAACAAAGCACGGATTTCATTGGCCACCTTGACCATGCCTTTGCGGAGTTCACCATTCAGCTTCGGTGCGACCCGAGCCAGAATGTTTTCCTCCACTTCCGGGGCTGGGTAATCCACTTCGATCACACGGTAGCGATCCATTGCCGCGAGATTCTGACTCTTCACAGCTTGGTAATGACCCATTTCATCGCCTGAACCCGCGCTGTTGCCTGTAGCAAACAGACGGAAGTCAGGATGCGGATCAATAACTTCACCGCCGTTTTGGGCAATCATCAGTGGACGACCATCAAGCAGATCATTCAGGCCTGCCAGTTCACCCGGCTCCATCAGATCCCACTCGTTAATGATCAGGGCGTGACCGTAGCGAGCTGCACGAGTCAGCGGGCCGTCGACCCACATCATCTGAGGCGTCTCGCCAGGGCGTTCGGCTTTCATCACAAACTGACCCAGAAGGTCGGTAAACCGCATTTCTTCCATGCAGGTGACTTCCTCAGTGGGATAGTTCAACCGTGCCAGAAGCTGGTTAAAGCCGGAGCTTTTGCCAGTGCCCGTGTGGCCAAATGCCAGCATGGCGTCGTTGTGCGGTTTTTGGATGTAAGCCAGGACTTCCCGAACGAATTCCTTTCGGAATACGTAGTGCTCATCGAGCTTGGGAATATGACGGTTTGTGTCATCTGCAAATTTCTCAGCAGTGACTTTTTTGGGAGCTTCGATGCCAAACAGATCAGCTACAGGTGTGGCTACAGTTTGACGAACGTTTTGATCGGACATGAGATGTCTCCTGAAGTCGAGGGAGACACCACCCCCCAGCGGGAGGTGATGCTCCCGTTTGGGGGTTAAAGATTTGCCTAGAATAAAACGGGGAATATCCCCGTTTGGGTTCATTGAGTTGCTGTGTTTGATCAGAGATCCAGGTCAGCTACCTGATCGCTCCACGATGGAGTGAATACTTTTGAGTTTGTTACCCAAACCGAAAAGCACTCTGGAAAATCGGGATAGGGGGGAGCCACTAGACTCCGCCCCTCCCACACCACCCGGCAAGCGGGTCCGCACCGGGCGGTTCGAGACGTTGAGGTATCACGAGAGACGCGGCACGCCCAACCG